ACAGAATGGCTTTGCATCAAGAGGCACAGATTTTGGCTGATGTTCATGGGGATTTAGGTCTTTGTAGTGCTGAAGAAATGTGGAAAAAGAATGACACATGGGCAGTAAAGAAAAAAGGTCAAAAGAGAGCATTGAGAGTTTTAGATAGTGAGGAACAAGCTATCAAATACATTGAATGGCATAATGAGACTGACAAAGCCTACAATAAAAAAACAGATTTAGAAATAGAATTTCGTGGTGGCGAGTACACCCGTTGTGGCAACTACTGTTCAGTTGCTGAATTTTGTCAACAATATAAGGAGAGGTTAGCATGACAAGTAAAGTAAAAGTACCTAAGAGGGTAGTAAGAAAAGTTAAGAAAAGTGGTGTTGTAAAATTAAAGCCTAGAATAATAAGTGAGCGACCAAAGGATAGGTCTTTAATAGCAGAGCATATTGCAGAGGCTACGGGCAAAGCAAATGCAGTAGAGAAAAATGTTTTCATAAGGGCATATCTTTATGTAAGTAATTCATGGAATAATTTTATTAATAAAATGTTTGGTATGTAGGGGATTAAAATGAAAAGCAATATACCTGATAAGGTTGTCGATACCTTAAAAGAAATAGGAATGAGCCACACAGATGCGGGATGGAATTGTCATGGAACTTATGTTCTTTTACATAAGGCTTTGGAAAAAGTTGCGGTGGCTCGAAACATTAAGTTTGATGCCCCTCAAATATTAGAAAATGACAGTAGCAAAAGAGTTGTTAGCCTAATGGTCATGGGTCATATGGGAGACAAATCTGAATGGTCTATAGGCGAGGCATCCCCATCAAATAATAAAAACAGTTATCCATATGCTATGGCTGAGAAGAGGGCTAAGGACAGAGTTATACTAAAATTAGTTGGTCTTCACGGAGACGTATATGCAGAGGATGAGGCTGACAGTTTTAAAGAGGAGCGACCTGAGGAAATAAAGGGCGGTACTAATGAAACTAATGATAAGGATAATCTTCCTAAAGCAACATTTCTAAATTTAGATAACACTAAAGAAACTGTAAAAGGCATAGAGTTTATTAAAGAAGTCTTCATTCAGTTTTTACCAAGCAAAACTAGTAGAGCAGATATAGTTGGATTTTGGAAAAACAATAAAGAGGCACGGGAAATTTTAGAAAATTTATCCCCAAAAGACTACGAAGACGTAGAAAAGGCTTTCAAGAAGAGAGCAGAAGAAATTGTCAATGATAAAGGAGAAAATAATGGACAATAATCAATATCCCGCAACGGGTGGGCTATTTGCCCAAAGAGAAAAAAGGTCAGACAAAAGTCCTGATTACTCAGGAATGCTTTCATTAGAAATGGAAGTTGTTAACGACATAATAAAACAAAAGGAAGAGGGCATAAGCCAACCTAAAATTAATTTAGTTGGTTGGAAAAAGATGAGCAAGGCGGGTTCTCCTTATTTAAGAATAATAGGGAATGTTGAAAGAGAAAGACAAGAGCAACAACATGGCTACACTAAAAGCAATGCCCCTCAGCAACAACAACAACAATCATCATCTAGTGCTATATTAGATGACGAAATACCATTTTAAGGGAGAGTTAAATGGAAGAAGAAAATAAAATTGCTAATGTCCATTTTGAAGCAGTCAAAACATCCATGATGCAAGACAAAAATGGAACGAACATACGTTTAACAATACATCCAAATGATGTCCCTGAGGCTTTGCATAAAGATTGGATTGGCTCAAGGTACATGGTTGCTATGGTTAAGCTTAATGAAGATGGCACACCTGATGAAAGGCAAGAAGATGACAAAGAAAAAGTCGGAGAATAATGCTGATATTCAATCAGACTATTTGACTTTAGATGGTGTTGCCAATTATCTTTCTATAAGTCGAATGACACTATATAATATAATCAATGATGAGAACTCTACTTTCCCAAAAAGTTTTGAAATAATTAAGTCTGAAAAGAACAGACCTAAAAGACTTTATAAGAAATCAGACGTAATTGCTTGGTTAGAAAAAAGCCCTAGAAGTTAAATTAAACTTATGGCTAGGTCTTTATATGAAACTTCACAAGATAGAAGATCAGAAAAACAAGTTCTAGACTATGTCTCAAAATGTTGGGGCATAGTCTATCACAAACTTCCAATGTCCTATAAGTTAGATTATTCTATGTATCGATCAGAACTGCTGGTTGGCTGGGCAGAAGTAAAATGCAGAACACATAATTTTGGAACATTCCCCACATACATAATATCACTAGCAAAAGTTTTAGAGGCTAGGAGATTAGGAAAAGAAACAAACACAACTCCAATTCTTTTGGTGTCGTGGCTAGATGTATTAGCTTATTTGGATTTTTTTTCCCCGTTCACCATCAAGCAAGGTGGTAGATCAGATAGAGGCGATTGGCAAGATCAGGAGCCAATGGCACACTTTGAATTAAAATATTTTAAAAGAGTAGGAGAAATAGATGAACAAATCAAAAATGAGACTAGCAGATGGGTTTGAAGATGCGTTTGTAGGCACAACTATAAGTGCCTTCGGTAGAAAACAAGTGGCGATATATGATTACGATAAATGCATATTAATACTTATGCATGACAATCATATGACAGAAGATGATGCCATAGAATATTTTGATTACAACGTAATTGGGTCTTGGGTAGGCGAAGATACCCCCATATACATCAATCAGCATACAATTTTAAACATAGAAGATTATTTGGAGGATCAAGATGAAAGCTAAAGATAACGTAAATAGACCTAGCCACTATAGAAAAGGAAAGGTTGAATGTATAGACGCAATCAAAAGTGCTACGGGAGATGGCTACCAATTTTACCTACAGGGGAACGTCATCAAGTACATGTGGAGATTTAATCATAAGAATGGGCTAGAGGACTTGCAAAAGGCTCAATGGTATCTCTCAGAGTTAATTAAATTAAAAAAGAAAAAATGATAGTATGATAGTAGTTGGTGCAAGTACCAGACAACTGGATCTGGCTGCGGAACCAAAACCTTACAAAACTCCAAACTTTTGGCTACATCTTGAACAAGCATGTTTAGATAGCGGCTGCAGTATAAATTACTTACTGTATTGCAAACTTTTAGACCCAAAAGTTAAAATTAACTTCTAGCCCGACTTTTTGAAGCCCGCTGACCTCATTAGTATTAGACCCATTTGCTGAAGTTCTCTTATCTTTTCTTTCCTGAGTCTAATAATATTTTGTTTTGTATCATCAGGGATTCTAGGGTTCTTTTCTATTTCTCTTATCTGTCTTACCATTCTATTTCTTGCATTATCTATAGCCTTTAATCTACCCGCAATACTAAGTTCCTTTTTATATTTGTCGTACATAGCGACAACTTCATCTGTATTGCCTGACTTTCTAGCTAAATCAACTCTTGCTAATATCGTAAATAGGTCTTGTCTATTGTCTAAATAATTACCCGTATCTTGCCGTGCTGAAGGCGAAGCGATAACCTTTCTGGCTAGTGGTATCGTACTCCAAACGCTTACTTCCAAGTCTCCTTTTAACAACTCAACTATATTCAAAGGCATTTCTGCTGATCTCTGTACAAACCTACCCGTTCCACCCGTAAGGTAATCCATCCAAAACTCTATTGCATCAGGAGAAAAATCAACAAACCCGCCCTCAACTTCATCTCCAAGCGAAAGTTTATTTAGTGCATTTGCAATAAATTTAGGTATTCTGCCCGTATTTGACCAATATTGCTGACTATCAGGCTTAGGTGTTGATGAAAATGTTGGGCTTTCTTTGTATATTGGGTCGCCTTTATAGTCCTCGTTGATAGCGATACTAACAAAGGGATCGGCAACTGTTGGTAATGCGAATGTTAGAAAATGATCAAAAGCACCTATGGGGCTTAAACTTTCTACGGCAGTTCCTACTATAGTGCTTGTTGCCTCTCCTGCGGTGTATTCGCCTCTTGCAGTTCTACTTAAAGCTCTTCCAAAGTTAACTGCCATGTTAAGCCCGTAACTTAATGGAATAGTTACAAACTTATCATCCATCAAGCCGAAAGTTGGTAAAACCAAATTGTGTTCCAATATATATTTAGGAAGTTCATCATAATCTTTTATGCCGTCTTCATCTTCATCCCCTGACAACAACCCATTTATTTGATCTTGTAACATTCCATATAAAACTAATCCTCCCCAAACTTTTCTAACAGTTGGAGATTTAATAGCTGAATTAACTAAAGCCATAGAGCCTTGCAAAGATGCGTTATAAAATAAATACATGCTATTCATCATAGCTTTATGTTCGCCGCCTTTAGCAAAGTTTACGGTAACGTTCCTAGCCGCCTGTGCGGCTTGAGAAGCAGTCATTCCTCTTTCTTTCAATGCTTTGAAGGTTGCTACACGAACACCATTTTCAACTGCGGTGTTAACATCGTCTAAAAGTTTAATTACACTTTTACCTTTTTCATTTACAAATTGACCTTTATTTAAACCAAACTTTTGTTTAATAGAAGATTCACTAATATCATCTAGCAAACCTTTTACATTTTCCATTTGATCTTGTAAGTCGCTCATTTGGTTAGTGGCATTCTTTCCACCAGCCTCTACAAACTTTCTATATTCTTCTGACCAAGCTCCCTGACTATTCGGAGTCCTAAGTTCTTTTACTATTCCTCTTATAGCACCAAAAGCCCCTTTAGTTATCTCAGAAGTTATTCCTTTCTCGTCATACTGCTGGATGTTCACACCCGCAGCCTCTAAGTCCCTGAACAAGTTTGGTATAACAAATGATGGGTTATATGTAGTATTTATCGCAGATAGATATCTGTTAAACTTACCCATAGCTCTTACTAATTTATTACTTTGATGAGGATTTAAAGCACCTTTCATAGCTCTTGCTATCCTAGCATCCTTAATAAATAATATTTTTTCTGCCCCATTTTCTCTTAATATTAATTCATTATCTGGATCAATGCCTCTACCTCTTCTAGATTGTAATGATTCACC